TAAAATCTACTTCATGTTCCAACATAGATGGAAATAAAAGTAATCTTCCTGGTTCCATTTCTATTTGGTATGACTCACCATTTAAATCATTAAACTCTGTATATTTAAACTCTAAAGGAAACAAAGGAAATTTACTTGAAAATCTTATAGGTGTTTTAAAACCATCAACAAAGAAAACTCCACTAATTAAACTATTAGCATGCCAATGTTTATGGTGTGATGTTTTGATAGTATTAAAGTTTGCCCATGATTGAGTCATATAAAAATATGTATGTTCTTTATTTATTTTTAATATATCAAAAGCATATTCTTTTACATTGTCCATAATCCAAGTTTTTAAATTACTCATTGGATTTTCTTCAAGTAATTTATCTGTTTTACTTCTTTGGTTTCCACCACCACCTTTATTCTTTTCTCTGTCTAGTTGGTTAATATGAAAAACCTCTGCGTCTTTAAGTTCATATTTTTCCGATTTAAATATTGGTTGAGGAAATATATTGTATATCTTATGCATTTACCAACCTCGTAAAGTTCTGGTCTTTTTCATACTTAATTATATGTGTAAATTTATCAAACATTATATCTCCTTTATGTGATATAATAAAAACATTTTCTTTTGGTAATGCTTTTAATATCTTAAAGAAATCATCTGTACCTTGGCCGTCTAATGATGAATCAAATATCTCATCTAATAATAATAAATTTGTTGATACACTATTTTTCATTCTGGCAATATCTCTCCATGTAAATAATAAAGCAAGGTCTATTCTCATCTTCTCACCCTCACTAAAGTTATTATATACAAATTCGTCTCTATATCTACTCTTTATTGTTTCATTAAACTCTTCATCTAAATTAAAATTAATAAAGAAGTCCATAGATTGTAGATACTTATTTATTAAGGCGTTCATAATTGGTAAATACTTCTTAATGATTCTAGCCTTAGCACCTTTGTCATTAAGTATCTCTCTTAATATATCTACATAACCTTTTTCTTCTTGTACCTTATCCAGTTCTACTTTAGATATTGCTAATTGTTCTTGTAGAGATTTTAATTCATCTTTAATTCTATCTAAACTACCATTTTGATTTGATAGTATTTGCATTTCTTCGTGTATGGTTTGACTATGTTTATCTATACTATCTAATGAAGCTTCTATCTTAGCTATTTCTAAATTCATATTGTTTATCTTATCTGATACAGCGTTCATGTCATTGACTTGCGTTTCAGTTTTAATTATCTCATCTAATAGTTCTTTTAAACCACCTTCTAATTTTGTTATGGTTGTTTTTTCATGTTCACACTTTTGAGATTTAAATGCCGTATCTATTTGTTGTGTACATGTAGGACATGTTTCATTATTTTCAAAAAACTCTAATGTCTTCTTATGATTTAATAGATTAGTTTCTATCTTTGATTCTAATTTAGATAATTGATTAACCTTTTTATCTAGTTTTGGTTTGTGTTCTACCGTAGCTCTACTTGCCGATAGTTGATTGTTGAGTTCTTGTATCTTTCTTTGGTAGTTTAACTTATCCTGTTCATTTTTTTGTGCTAAATCCTGACTATGTGTTTGGACGCTGATATCCTTCTCTTGGAGAGATTTTAGATGGTTTGCTTCAGTTTGATACTTGGTGTCTATTAACTCACATTGGTGCCTCACCTCCGTCAACTTTTTTTGAAGATCACTCTGTTGTGATCGTAAAATTAAATCCATAAGGCCAAAAACTCTAATGTCAAGTATCTCTTCAACTACTTCTCTTCTATATCTTGGTTTCATCTTCATAAACGGCTCATAAGAGGACGAACCTAACATAACTACCTGTATAAAAGACCTATAATTTAATTTCATTATATTTTTTTCAAGATACTTTTGATAATCTAATGTACTTGCATTTTGATTCACCAGTTCGCCATTACAATATATTTCAAATATGTTAGGTTTAATTCCTCTTACGATTTTATATTGTTTGGTACCACTCTCAAAGTCTATCGTTACCAGACAATCTCCACCATTAATACTATTAACCATTTGTTCTTTCTTGACGAGTCTGAATGGTTTATTAAATAGAACAAAACATAATGCGTCAAGTAGAGTTGATTTACCTGAACCATTTTTACCAACTATCAATGTAGCTGCTGTGTAATCTAGTTTAATTTCTATTGGTGTATTGCCGGTAGATAAAAAGTTTTTATATGTTATCTTTTTAAATCTTATCATTTAATTTGTTCTTCAAAATTTTGTTTCTGTTCCTTATTCATTATATCTTTACACTTGGTGCTATCACCTAAACACTCAAAAAACTTATCCATAGCACCTAAAGTAGGTTCCTTTTTCGTACTACAACCAGTTAATAATAATAATATAATCAATACTCTTATCATTGTTCGTTAGCTTCTGTATATAATCCTTCAGCAAATGTTTTTAGTTTTTGTTTGTCTAATTCTGTATCAACCGAATCTATATAATTGCCTAGAAAGGTTAATGTATCCTCTCCTTGGTCAAGTATATTCTCTGGTACAGAGGCTTGTATATCAAAAGTATCTTCTATAATATTTAATTCATGTATATTAATCTCTGTATGTAATCTATTTAAGAAATTGTTATACATATCGTTGTCTGTTTTTTTAGATATATAAAGTTTAATAAAACAATCTTTAAAATCTTCTATCTTTTTTAATGTATAGTTTTCTTTTGTATCATCATATATAATTTTTCTATGTATTCTTAATGGATTTGGAACCCTTAATAACTCTCTTGTTTCTGTGTCAAAAATGTGAAAGCCTTTTGGGCACATATAATCTGACCATGTCATTTCGTATTGTGTACCAAGATAATAAATTTGTCCATCATCTGACTTCTTATGAAAATGGCCAGACATTACTTTTTCAAATCTTTTAAACATAGCCTTTTCTAAACCTTGTTCATTCATATGTCCATTATGCATTTCAAAACCACTTATCTCTAAATGACCCATAGCAATAGTAGCTGTAGAATTACCAATAGTTCTTATTGTTTCAGCATGGTTCTCATCACATATCCAAGGTATGAATAATATTTTTAAACCATCAAACTCAACATCTGTTGCGTGTGTATAAACAGAGGTGTTTTTTGATATGTTTAAATTTTGGAGGGCGTTAACTTCATTTGTATTCTTATAATAGGTGTCATGGTTACCAATGATAACATGGGTTTCAATATCCATATCATCTAATCTATTCCAAAATACCTTTTTAAAGTTGTGTGCTGTATTATGATTAATAAATTTTCTTCTATCTACTACATCACCTAGGTGTATTAAACATTTAATATCATTTCTTTGTAGAAAAGGAAAAAACTGTTCATCATAAAACTTATTTTGAAATTTAATAAAAGCTGGATTGTCGTTTCTACAACCAAAGTGTGTATCATTTAATAAGGCTATTTTCATGTGTATATATTATCCTTTAAAAACTGTATGTTGTCAGGTGAGTTCTTTGCTTTGGAATTCCAATGTCTTTTTCTTACATCCAAATATGCTATTGCTGGTTGATATAATTTTAATAATTTTTCTTCACTCAATAAGTTATGATACATTAAATTATCTTTATCAGTAGGTGCCCAATTCATACCAGCTGCTATAAAGTGTAAACCACCACCATCATTGGCAAAACGGTGCTCTTGGTTTCTATCAATAGCAGAGTACAAATATCCTATTTGCATTTTAGGTTTTAAATTAATTAAACTTTCTTCCCATTGTTTTTGGTTGTTTGCTCTCCAATAGTCTGTATCATTTCTGATTGATAAGGCATAATGCATACCTACAAACTCGGCAAATTTATAAAACATAGACTTACATGTATGTGTATAATTGTCTTTATCCCATTGTGTTATATAATCTCTTCTTAAATTTCTAACCAACTCTATTAAGAATTCGTGTACAGAAAATAGACCATTACTTTCTAATGGTTCAATAAATCCACCAGCCAACCCTACAGCTGCGACATTTTTGACAAATAATCTTTTGTGTATACCTGTTCTCATTTTAATTTTTCTAAATTCTAAATCATCATGGTTAGGATGGTCGTGATAGTTTAAACCTAAATGATTTTTGAATTGTTGTAGTGCTGTTTCATCATCAACAAACTTATCTGAATAAACATAACCAGTACCAACTCTATTCCATAATGGTATATTCCATACCCAACCATTCTCTATTGCTGTGCAATTAGTATATGGTTTTAATTCTTTTTCCTTATCTCTATAAGGCATTCTAGTTGCCCATGCTGAATTGTTTGGTAGTTTATCTTCTAAACTTTCAAAAGGTTCGTTTAATGTTTTGTCTAATAATAAAGCTTTAAAACCTGTACAATCAATATATAAGTCTGCCTCATGTTTTCCATTTAAGGACTTAATACCATTTTCGTCTTGTTGGATATCAGTTATATCTTCTTGTATATGTTTAACACCTCTAGGTAAACAATAGTGTTCTTTCAACCAATGACCAAATTTAATTGCGTCAAAATGGTAGGCCGAATCAGTATCTAATCTAAAATCTTCAAACTCATGGTCTATTTTGTTTTGGTTAACCAATGCCATGGCAGGAGAATAACAATCTGCATAGTCTGTTTGAGGTGTTTCTGGATAAAATTCTTTTTTAAACCACCAATCATTAAATTCTGCCCTTGTATTATCAGTATGAGCAACGCCAAAAGGATAATGAAATTCCGTACCTTTTTTATAAAAGTCTGTAAACTTAATACTTAATTTGTATATACCATCTGTATGTTTTAAGAATTGTTTATCATCTATGCCTAGATAGGTAGTCCAATTTCTTATTCTTTGTATGGTACTTTCGCCTACTCCTATAACAGGAACATTTGGTGATTCAATTAAAGTAATATCCTTATTAGGAAATGCTTTAATCAAAGTGGAGGCCGTCATCCAGCCGGCAGAACCACCACCTACTATAACAATCTTATCTAACTTCACTTTTTCTTTTTTTTCTTTTTTGGTTTTATTGGCTCTGCGTCAGCAGGCATATTCTTTCTTAAAAATTCCGTAAATTGGTTCTTAAATTCTTTATCTTCTCCTGGTTGTAATGTCATATCGTCATAATTAGCATCCATTATCATTCTTTGTTTGATGGTTACTTGTTTCTTTTCTTTTTGTATCCTTCTAACAAAGGCATAATATATTATTTGTGTAAAGTAAGCAAACGGATTGTTTGACTTATCAGGGTTAAAGTTATCTAAATATTGTAAACAGTTCTCAATACCATCACTAATCATATCATCACGATAGGTATAATTTATAAAGTTTGGTCTATAAGATAAATGATTCGCTATCTTTAAAAAACATTCACCGATATAGTCTGGTACTGGAGGTTTGGTTTGTTTTGCTCTTTTTGACTTGTTAACAATCTTTCTGTAATCAACCATTGCGGCCAAAAACTCCTTATTGTTAACATAGTGTTCTGATTTCTTTTTTGTGATTGCCATAATATCCTCAATTTAGTTATATAATACTCTGTTTGAGTAAAAATGTCAATGGTGAATTGCCTTTAATCCACGGTTGACAATATTTTTTATTTGCGTATAATAACGGTGTCCGTTTTCAGAAACACCTTTAATGAATCGTAGGTGGTGTTTCCTCATCATCATCTAATTCCTTAAATATTTCACTTAACTTTTTATTTTCTTGAGCAGTAAAAGGTTTTCTGTGATATGTTTCATCTCTTTTAGGTTTATCCAAATTGTGATAATTTTTACACACCTCAGCATAACTACCACTCATTTCTAAAGAAGCATTTGTTATCGTCATAATTTTATCTTTAGGAATGGTAACAATATGGTCGCCTGTATAATTTGTCCAACGAATCAAAGCTATATAATCTCTAAAACCAACTGGTGTTATTTGAGGTACATATTTAATCTGTAAGGGTTTTTCTAGTCTAATTAAAGGACCATTGTCTGGCAACTGCTTATCGCCAGTAGGTAGAACGGTAACAATATCGTCACCATTGATTAACTTAATTATTTTAACTTGTGGTTTCTGCATTGTTTAACTCTATGTTGTGTATCTCATAATCAAAGTCTTCTTCACCATATATATTTATTCTTTCCCGGAAATGGGCTAATGTATAATTTTCTTTTTCGTTATATGTTAAATCATCTGCAACATCATATAAAGTTGCATGTGAATTATTATCTTTTAGTCTTAATCCTCTACCAATAGATTGTAAGTTTCTTATCCTAGATTTAGAAGGACTAGCAAAAATAATGTTATGCAAGTTCCGTATATTAATGCCTGTACTGAAAGTCCCATAACTTGCAACGATAATAGCGTTGTCAGCTTTCTCTGTAATCTCTCTAATCTTTTCTCTTTCGTCTGCGTCAACTCCTCCGTGAACATAAAATACCTTTTTGTCTGTAGCTTTTTCTTTAATCATTTCATATAAGTCTTTACCATGTTTCTCTACATATTGAAATAAACATAATGTATTGCCTTGTAAACCGGCTGCCAGGTTACGGATATATTTATTTCTCTTATCACTCTTAACTATGTAATCCATCTCTTCTTGATAGTTCATACCAAAACAATGTTTACTTTCCGTTTTACCGTGTTTTAAGACCAAACAGTATATTTTGAGCTCAGCTAGTTTTCCCTTCTCCATAAGTTCCGTTGTGGATACTACCTTATTTACAGCACCAAATAGACCTTCAAGCACCAATTTATGTGTCTTACTACCATCTAAAGTACCAGTCATACCAATTTTATATGGGCACTTTTCTAATTTTGTCAATATTTTAGTTAATGAAACGGCCTTGAATAAGTGTGCTTCATCACCTATAATCATACCAATATCTTTAAACCATTTTTTAGGTAGATTATAAATGGATTGCCATGTAGATATTATTACAGGTTTAGTTGTTTCTTTACCATGACCTTGGTATATTCGGTGTACATTTTTTTCAGGCGACCAACCATAGTCCTTAAAATCTTTAAACAATTGTTCAACCAATGATGTAGTTGGTACAATAATAAGTATCTTCTTCTTTTGTTCCTTTAACCGTAGTATGTTAAATCTAACAAGAAGATAAGTAATAAGAGATTTTCCACTAGCGGTGGGTGAAAGTAGTAAACATCTATTCTTTTTAGTTGCATATACGAATGCCTCCTTTTGATAATCTCTAACTTTAAATGGTATTTTTAATGCTTTAATAAATGCGTCAACCTTACTATCATCAACTTTAGTGTCTTGTATTTTAGTACCGTCAACTACATGTACATTATTATCTTCACACCATTTTAATATATAGGGGTATAATCCAACATAGATTTGACCTGTTTGATATGAGAATAATCTAATCTTTCCATCCCACACTCTGTTTCTGAATTGTGGCATAAACTTAAAACCAGGCACCTCAAATGTAAAGAATTGACCTAACTCTCTTCTTATATCCTCGTCTGCCTCAATCTTTAAATAGACATCATCTTTTTTATCTATAACAATATATCTAGGGGGAAGTTTCATTTTAACCTTTGAAGAAAACAGATACAGTAAATCTATATTGAGGTCCAATAAAAGATTGTGGTCTTATTGAATGTGGTTCCTTACCATCAAACTTTAATAATCTTCCTGGTGTATAATCATATGCTTGTTTACAGTTTCTTTGGTCATCATAAAATAAAGTTTCGCCTGCCCAACCATCTTTCCACTCCAAATTTGCATAGTATAATACAACTGTTGTATCTTCTCCATGTGTGTGAGTATAGTAATGGTCTCCAGGTTTTGTTAAATTAACAATACACTTATCAAACTTATCAAAAGAATATAACTCTCCAATATAACACCAAAGTTTGGAGTTTTTTAAATCTTCCTGTGTCCATCTGGAATGTAAATCATATTTCTCTATATCATCTCTATCTTCCCAACCTTTTATCCTAAAGGTGGAATTTAAAATGAAATCATAAACATGTTGTTGAATAAAAAAAGGTACTTTGTTATCGTGTAGTTCTATCATATGGCACCACTAGTAAACTTACGCCAATCTATTGCATTTTTTATTGTGAAAGTTCTATTAGTGATTTGTCTAATTGTTCTGTCTAAAAAATCTATAGTAGCTTGTAAGTAATCTACTTTTTGTTTTGCCCTAATATACTCCTCATCTGATAGAATATATTGGTCAACATCTTGTCTTAATAATTTA